AATCTTTTGCAAATTGAAAATCAATACTAACATTTTTGTAAAACAAATCATAAAGAATACATGTTGGATGTTTTTTATCTTTAAGTTGGTTAATCTTTTGTAATACCAATTTTACCTCTTTAAGTTCTGAATAATGCGGTGAATTTATTCTTCTTAATAACGTACATTCCAAACTTGTATCATCATTATACAGATAATCTTCATTCTCTATGATTGTAATTTCTACTTTGCTCATGATCCTATCTGTCTAACATCGGCAGGAATGAATCCACTGCCGTTTCCGTGTACAACTTTCATCATGTCAACCTCAACCTTTGCTGAGTTGATAATCACCTGGGCGATGTCTGCGATTGCTTTCGCCTTGTCGAGCTCCATGTCGTTCTCTTTGAGCATCTCGATGATTTCAAATAAGTGATCTCTTAAGTCTTCGATTTTATTGCGTGCCATAATTTGTTTAGGGTTTTAATTGCTGATTGAACTGGTTGAGGGTATTTAGTGACGGTATTGCGCTGCATGTTTTCCACTTTCGTGATTGCTTCCAAGTTCTCAATGGAAAAGTTGCTAATGTTCCTATCGATAAATGTAACTATCATGTGCGGCTCAAGCTTGCCGTGATGCTGCTCGTAAATGTGCCGATGTTTGAGCACCCACCTTGTATGCTCTGCAATCTTGATGTAGGTGTAGCCATCTTCATCGATGCGCTCTGAGCCAACTTCTTTGTGATTGGCAGGAACATGGCCTTTTTTAAACTGCGTTTGTTCGCCGCCAATCTGAAGGCCTTTCTTGCCCTTGTTCCAGGGCACATTGCCCTTTGGGAACTGCGTACCGATATTGCCCTTCTTGAGTCTGCCGCTGAGCTCTGTTGCAAGATACTCGGGAGTCTTATGTATTTGCAGTGCAAAGGCTTTGGCGTAACACTGGGAGATTGACTTCCCAGTGATAGTGGCCACCTCTTTTGTCGACTTATGAGGGTAGTGCTCAATGAGCAACTCCGTTTCTTCCATCGTCCAGTTACAACGCTTCATAGTAATCGAGCCCTCCTTGCTCTCCTCCTGTCGGTGATGGCTTTGGAAGCCTTAAGTACATCGCTTGCTGCCCGTCATGATAGCCGTTTGAGTAGGCTTGCACGATTGCTTCTTTCACCTTGGCTTCAAGGCTGTCGTTGTCTGCCTCTCGTGGATCAATGATGGTGTCCAGGTACTTATTGAATTGAGCGAACTCTGCGCCCATGTTGTCGAATGTGCTCATCGGATTACTTGGTTTTTAACTTCGATTATTTCAATGCCTTTAATCTCGCTAATGTTGGTAATCTCCATCGCCTTTGGAAGCTTGCGGAGTAACTCTTGCACATCAAACATCTCTGCTTGCATAAGTGTCCAGAGCAGTGTCATCCAATCTACCTCGCCCACAATCTCCGCTTTTTTTGTGATGCGGATGTTCTTGGTGTGGTCGAATTGAAGCGTGGTTGTTGTAGTGTCTTCAGTGAACTTGGCCATGATTGCTGATACGTCAGTGGCAATTGCAGTTATTAGCGCATTGCTTGCTTCTTCCGCAATCTTTGCATCTGCCTCCGCCTTGATCCGCTCAAGCTCGTTTGAGTAGTCTATCATCATTGCCTTGCGCTCATCGATGTAAGACTTAAGCGGAGCAACAGCATCGCGCTCGACATCCATGACTGATTTCTTATAGGCATCGAGTGGAAGGGTTACGAGTTTGCGATTGGTCTCGATGTGCTTAATTGCATCGTTAGCCGCTTTGATGGAAGCTGCGCTCATGTCGTATGTGAGCTTGTCTTCGATGGCTTGTGGAGCTGCTTGAATCATGCTCTGAGCACGAAGCACCTCTGCCGAGTTTAAAGCCTTGTAGAACTCGGAAATGTTCTCTATATTAGCTGCGTTCATAGTGTATTGATTTATGTATGTTTTTAATGAAGGGCGGCTGATTACCGCCCTTTGTTATTTATTAGAACGGAAAGCCGTCATCTTCTGATTCTTGCTCAGCGAGCATTGTAGCCGCTCGCTCCACTGGAATTGGCTTCGATACTCTTGCAATCCACTCGTCACTCATCTTGATTTTATCTTGAACAAACTCGGGCAGCTGATTGAATACTGCATCGTTATGCTCCTCGGTGTTGTAGCATAGCGGCGTGTTAAATGCCGGAGGACAAACCAAGCCTTTTGGCACTGGACTCATGCCGATGATGTTGGCATACGTTGCATCGCCTTTTGTTACGTGCGTTAAGTTTACCATGCAAGGCTTTCCAAGCAGCGTGAAGATATCGAAGTCCGCAGCAATCTCGTTGGTCATCTTCTTGCCTGCCCATGATTCGATGTCTCTGCGAAGTACTGCCTTCTCATTCATGCTAAGGTTGTAAATGCTGCGAGCGTAGAACGGCTTCTCATCGCCGCCTTCCTCAAAGACATGCGTTTCAGTGGGCAGTTCAAAGATAAACTGCACTTTGCGTTTTTTGCCTGGAAACTGACCAGTTTGCATCGTTGTTCCAAGGTCAACGATTTGGTAACATCTTGCCACGAATGCTCCTTCTGGAGCAATTTGGCGGGAGGTGTTATTCCCTGAAGGTGCTTTTAAGCCCATAGTGTTAGAATTAGAATTGATTTATTAATTGATTAAATGATACTTGTGTATTGTGCAGTGTCTTTTGGTACATCTTAAAGAACTCGCCAACGCTTGATGGATGATAAGTGCGAACCGATTCATGTAGCCCTTGAGTCATCTCCTTGGAGAACTGGCGAACAAGTACAAGTGAGCTCTTGTCGCATCTCTGAAAGAGGCCTTGGTGGCAACCGTCTTGCACGATTGTAAGCATGATGCCAGATAGATGATCGTAGTTAAAAAACTGCGTGCCTTCGTGTGATTTGAAATAAGTGTTCATAGTAAAAGAGTAAAAGATTGAAGTTTATGGGCGGTGATTAGCCGCCCGATTAAATTATCCCTTGAAATATCCAGTATCAATTCCTAAGTCAAAACAAAATAACTTGTACTTAGTCTTAAGTTCAATGAAAGTATCTTCATCAATGTTTCCTTCTCTTTTAGTTAGCATTATATTTATTGCAACTGTTAGTGCATCCTTGTATTTTACAATGTTAAAAATGTCAAGGATTGCATCTCTTTTAGAACTATAAGCTCTCGATGTAAATGATGTTTCTGATTTCATGATTGAATGATTAAATGAGTAAATGACTGATTGATTGGTTGACAAATGTATATCTTTATTTTGAATATACACCACCTTTCAAAACTATTTACACGCAATTATCATAACTCGCTGAAACACAAGCAGATTATTTTGCTGCCGTGACTGCCGCCACCCCAATCAGCACTCCAACACCCACCTTAAAGGCGGTTGTTTGATGCCACTTCTTGTCTTGCTTGATGTAGATGTTGCTCATGCCGGTAATCTGGACATTTGGATTGTCAACTCTGAGGCGGACCACTGTGTCCTTTTTCTTGAGCAGGCGGTTGACGAAGCCAGTGCGCATGGTATCACCAACTGCATAGGTAAACTTTGCAGGGATCACTAAGCTATCAATCTGCAACCACCCGAGGCGGTTAATCATGCCTCCTATTGTGTACCATTCGGTGGTCTTAAGGAATGGCTTTCCAGTTCGAATCATTGGATGGCCTTTTACCATCACCGTATCATCTAATTTGATCTGCGTTTTTATAACGGTGCGCGTTTCAATCTTCACAATCTCCGATGCGTTCTTGACTTTTACTTCGAGCTCAGCGATTTGCTGCGCCTGTTTGGCTGCATCCGAGCCACTCTGTGCGATTATCTTCTTCTGTGAGGCGATAACTATGCTATCCTCATATATCGTGTGCTTAAGGCGGTAATCATTGGCCACGTTTTCGCCGCATGTTTTAAGGAGTAAAAAGAATAAAACAACAAGTCCAATTAGATAAATCGTTTCAGTACGTACAGATGCCATCTTGAATGAGTTTAATTAGTTGTTTCGATGATTCCCAAAATAATCTTTTATCATTGAGCTCCGCTTGCAGTATTTGCAGTGCTACGCATACCGGCATCTCACGCTCCAACACATACCAAGCGGCAACCTTAACAAGTCTTTCGTCCGCTTCCTGTTCACTCATAACTCGCGAGCTGCTTTTTTTACCAGTGCTTTGATTGCTTCATCAAGCTTGTTGACTGATGTGCGGATCATGCTAAGAAGTTCCTTGCGATCTACATCATCGGCCACTTGATGTTGCATGAGCATATTTACCAAGCCCGCAATGTTGGTCAATGGCTGTCTTAACTCATGGCTAAGCATGAAGCGAAACTCCTCAAGCAGGTTCTTCTGCCGCTCATGCTCATGCGAGCTTATTGAAGTCACATCGACTATCTGAATTCCAACAAAGTGTAGAGTGTCGTCAATCGCAAAGCAATTCCACACGTTATATCTATCACTTGCGTTCTTCTGTCTTGTGCGAGCATAGACTCTTGAAGGCTCAGGTGAATGCTTACGAGCCTTATCAATGGCATCAATAAAGTCTTGTTTATCGCCTTCAATGCTTATGATGTCCGTAATTTTGGACGGCTTGATGTGGCTAACGTAATTTTTAAACAGCTCATTGTTCGTGAATATCTTCCCCTCTAAATTAGTAACCACATAGAACAAGTCTATGGATCTCTCTAAGATGAATAGCGAAGACATTGCTTGAGTTCGCTACATAGGTTAGACCAAGCAGAAATCGAGCTCACTGCCCATTGCGCTGTAAGGTAAATCGTAAAGGTCAACAGCATGCCCATCACTGGAGCATCTAATGTCGGTTGATATTCTCGAAACTCAGTGCGCGGCTTAATGATGATGTTCGCTTCTTGTTTCGGCTTAATTAAGAATGCAGATGTACTTGGCTTAATGGTATCGCTTGCGTATAACTGTTGCATAATTTTTGGCTCTTTTATTGGCTCATCGGCAGGAATCTCATAAGTTTGCCCCCACTGATTAGTGCAATATTGCTTTCCAAAGATAGTGAATTTCTTTGTTGATTGATACAGGATTTGTGGCTCAAGTTTAATGATGTGATGATGCGTATGGACTTTGCATCCAATACCCACAACGCATCCCTCGTCAAGGGTAGTGATCACTGAGTCTTTTCCGTCATTCATTGTTACTCGATTTAGGGATGTATCCTGCCGCCACCATTGCAGCAACGATGGCCGCAAGTGTTTCGGTTTCAATCTGCTTAAAGATAAGCGCAAACACGCTTGAAAGTATTACAAGTGAGCCAACAGTTTGCCTCCAGTACTTAAGAATTACATCAAGCACCTGCCTAAATTTGCTGACTTTCCTTGCCGCCATAACTACGAAACGATTGGGGTAAAATATAGTTGCGCCTCTTTTTTGCGCCTTCTTACAAGACCGGTTGAAACTTCACCGCCTGCCCTGTTCCACTTAGCAAATTCCGCTGCAATCTTCGGGTCGTTTGGATTGGCTTTTATAAACCTCAACAACTGCGACTTGGCGAGGTTTCCTGCGCCCAGGTTAAAAGTAAAACTTACAAGCGCATCAAACTGATTCTGATTCACCTTCGTCTTGTTAAGCAATCCAATCACGCTGCCTTCAAATCCCTTAAGCGTATCCTTAAGCAGCTTGTTTGCCTCGTCTCTGGTAATCGTCTCCTTAAGCTTCACCTTAGTGCCATCTGCATAGAAGGTCGAGCCGTAGCCAATGGTCGGAACACCCGCTGAGCAGAGGTAACTCGTAAGCCGTAGCCCTTCGAACTCTTGTATGAGTCGAATGCCGTTTTCAGAGGTTTTCATTTATGCAAGTTCTATTACAAAGGTTGCCGTAACATCATAAATGTCGCTTACTTCCCCACCATAGTTTTGTAATAATATTTGAACTTTACCACTTCCTCCAAATAAACATTTAGAAAATACTGGTGTTGCAACCGCTGTTGGTGTTGAATAAAATGATATTGAAGCACTACCTGATGCAGTTCCAGCTGTATAACCAGTAGGCAATTCAATTGTTATAGTTGCATCTGTTGAAGCATCAAAGTCGATATCAAGTTGTTGAAAGTCTACTCCTAAAATCATTGTTTTTGCACTAACAAAATATTGGGCATAGCTACCCCCAGCAACAGATGTTACATTAGCACTAAGAACAGCATCATCTATTGGGTAAAATATCCCACTTTTAATCATATCACCTACCTCAATCTTCTTAGATGTCCCATCAGGGCTATCTGTTAAATCACTTACATCAACGATGTAAAGTAAATCATCACTTGCCGATTCCCCGAGTAGGGTTAAATCTGTAATTTTTATTCCTGCCATGTCTTTAGTTATTTAGGATATAATTAACTGCCTCCGCTGAGGTATTAAATTCAATTGTGTTAACGCTGAATTGCAAAATGTTGATTAAAAACACACCCACATTTGTACCTAAGTGATAGCAGTTTTCATCAACTACTTCGCATGATTCAACATTGGATGCAACTACACCAATTACCGATGAATGAAAGGTTACAAAGCCACCTTCAAGAGTTATGTCTATCATATAATTGTCATTGATATTAGTGAAATTAAAGAGGAGTCTGTTGCATTGCTATTCTGCACTGCACCGATGATATACTTGTCGGTAGTCCAATCAACGCCGATGGTTCCAAATGATGTATTGGCAAAGTCACTCGCCAATGAAGTAGTAGCAAGTGCCATCTCAGTATTGGTGGTGGCATTCTTAACCGCCGCCGTTCTTACTGTCTGCAATGCCAGTGCTTGGATAAGCGTTGCAGTATATGTTGCAAGGAGCACAGCACCAGTCAAGTTGTTTGCAGAGTTGGCATAAAGTCGAATGGTATAAACTGCATTTGCTCCAGTCTTACGACCTCTTAGCTTAAACTCAAGCACGCTTCCTGCTACTACCGAGTTACCAGGAACAAGCACAGATGAACTGAATGTGTTAGCAGTCCCACTTGAAGCAGCACCATCAGTTGTGTTCTTGTAAACTCCTAACGATGCAATAGTAATGTTGCCACTACCAAGCAATGAAGTAGAATTGATGGTCTTGATGTTAGTGCCGCTTACTAAAGCATCTTGCTTGGTATCGAATGCCGTCCAATCAGCAGAGCTCAATGCTCCTCTGTTTGATGCACTTGCCGTTGGTAGGTTGAATGTATGCGTGCTTCCGCTTGAGCTTATCGCAAAGTCAGTTCCACTTGTTCCAACTGCAAGAAGTTGATTTTGTTCAGTCAGTCCATTTAACGAGGTCAATCCTGTTGAGAAAGTTGTAATAATCTGACTCAAGTGATTATCCTCTGTGTGCATCGTAATTGTGCGCCCACTATGAATTACATAAAATCGCACTGCAAGTCTGTCTGTTGCAGCAAGTGTTGTCTGTGGTACTGCTAATGCAGTCAGGTATAAATCAATCGCAGTACCTCCAGTAATATTTTCAGGTGTTGCTGAGTTGGATGCAATCAATGTCAATGTTGCTCCATTCCACTTGTAAAGTTCAATGTAGAATCTTGGACTTCCTCCGCTGCTTGATGCGCTGAAGTAAGTTTCAAAGTTCCAATTGCCCGCAGGAATTGCCAATTGATTTGGGTCGTTTGCATCGGTGATGAATGACTGAATGTATCCATCTGCATTGATAGTGAAATCAGTACCGGCTCCAATGATTGGCGTTTTGTTAATCTCACGCATTGCGACACCTCCGAAAGTACCTTGACTTACTGAGCCATTAAGATAGTAACTAACTGATGCGCCGCCTCCGCTTGATGTTGGGAAGTTTGCAAGTTGCCCATCGCCTCTGATGTATTGCGTTGCAACTCCTGCCGCTGTCACCGCCAATGTTCCGCTCGTTGTTACTGGATTGCCACTAACGGAAAACGCGGCAGGCATTGAAAGATCAACTGATGTAACAGTGCCATTGGTAAGTGTTGGCTTATTAAGTATCTCAGCAAGTCCGCTTGTTGCGTTCCAATCGCTGTTCACTTGCGCCGCAGGAATAGTCGGGAACAATGTTGGTGCTCCAGTTCCATCCAAGTAGTCTGAGGCTGTTCCTGTTGGCACATCGAACTTGCCTGCAAAGCTCGTGAAATCCGCCGAGGTCAAGTAGCCATCATCGAATAAGTTGGCAGGCTGTATAGATATGTCTGGAGTTGCTCCCCCGCTTGATGACAATGGTGATGTTGCAGTTACATTGGTCACTCCTCCAGTGCTCACCACTGCCCAAACAGCTGCGCCGATTGTGGCATCAGAGCAAAGGTAAACAGTGCCATCGTCCAAACTCCATCGAGAGCCTACTACAAAGCCCTTGGTTGAATCATCTGTGGGTTGAGGTACAATGGCAAAGTTGTGAGTTACATCGCGAATGGTGAAGCCGTCTTGCTCCATGTAATACAACCGCCCTGCTTCCCACTTAAGCTCGTAGCTGATTGAGCATATTTGCGCAGTGCCTTTTGCGCCGCCGTTGCCTGCATCGGTTGTGCCTTTGCGGAAGAAAGCACCGTTGTCAAAGCTTAGCCCTGCATTTGCAATTAAGTCAATGTCATTCGTTGTGCTGTTGCCAAGATCAGTAACCTCCTGCAATGTCCCAACTGCCCCACTTCCACCTGGCACATTTACCTCAACCACTCCAGGTGATGTAAGTGATGCTGTTACTCCTGCGCCTGTGAAGTTTAATGTCGTTGTGTTGGTGCTTACGTTTGTGCCTTCATCTTTCGTGACAAGCGGAGTTCCGCCGCCGCCTCCGATGGCCACCAATGGATCTGCCGGTGTTCCGTTTCCGGTGATGGTAACACCATCAACAGCAACTTCAGTCAAGCATGGAGTACATGGCTGCAAGTCTGGAAGCGGAATGTCACCCGTTGCGCAGGTATCATAGCAGCCGTCCTCACTGGAAGTGATCACTTGCACATCCATATCAACGGAAACGCAAGCCCACTCATAGTTCGCTGTTAATGTCTTAATCTCGTTTGCATATCCATTGGGCACAACCTCGTAGTTGATGACACCAATGCTCTGCTTGAATAGTGGGTCAGTGCCCGAGGTTAGCTTGTAAACTCTTGAAGCAAGCCAATCCTGAGCATCCTCCGCATCGCAAGGCAAGTGCGATTTGCGCACGATGGCGTATGCAGTAAGCGGAAAGGTTGTTACATACAACTGCTTACAACCGCTCATCTTGTACGCATCAGTCTTGGCAACCGATACCTTGCCACGCTTAGCCCAAAACAGCGTGCCGTTCTTTGCATCGAAGTTGGTAACAACTTCCGCCTGACCATTGCCGATGTAGTGCACCCAAGCTTTATCGTTTCCGTTTGCGTTAAGCTCGCAGAGATTGAATTGCTTGTCGAATATATTGGCGACTTCAATGCGCTGATTGAGCCTTTCGATTATGGTCTTAAGTAGATTCATGGTTTACTTATCTGATTTGATATTTGCTCAACTAACAAGTCAGCATGAAGTTGAAGCATTGATGCTTGCTCCTCATCTGTTGGTTGAAATATTGGTCCATATAGCTTTTGCAATCCTTCTGCTTTGCCTGCTTCATCAGCTTGTATGTATATAGCTGAGCCAAAGCCTTGATTGAAAACACTTGATTGATCTGTTGCAAATGACCTTTTTAAGAAGCCTGTGAGCTCTAATGGAGGTCGGCCGTTTGCTGCTTTAATCTTTGCGTATGCAGGAGTATAAGGCTTAGTTGGTAGCTTCTGCCCTGCCGTGTTTGTTCCTCCGCTTGTTCCCGTTCCAAAGATTCTGATAAACATCTCTCGCCTCATATCGAGCACTGCAAAAAATAGTGGAGTAAAGCCGCCGCTCCAATCTGCGAACAGCGCATCAATCCTTCCACTAATCTCTTTGGGAGTAGCCATTAAGGAAGTGCTGTTACGTATTTCATATTGCGTCTGCAATCAAAGCACGTATTATCGTCAGGCATTCTCATGTTTTGTAACATTGCCGTGAGCTCCTCGCTGTATCTTGTTGCTGCAATGTCTCGACCTGCAATCATACCATCGTTAGGATCTGATGTTGCAAAGCCAGTGTTCACGCTGACAACTGTATTCACTCTTTGGTTCGGGCTTATTGTTAGCCCATAGTTATATATCTCTACCGCTGTTGCATAAGCAAGTGGCATTGCCATCAATCCTCCTATGCTGCAAAGCCAAGCTTCACGATCACAATTTACGTTATACACCAAGCTCATCCCCTGCGTGTACTTCTTCGACTTTGATGATAGCACATTAAAGCCGTCCGTTGTTAACTCAATGCCGATTGCATCCACAAATGGGCAAACGTGCACCGCTCTTAGATTACCTCCGCAATCAGTGCAACTGCCCTTCTTGGTAATCATCTTGGTGGTGTCGTACAATGACTCATAAACGAAAGCAAGATCCATCTTGCGGCGATTAGCCTTGAAGGTCTTGCCGATAAATTGCTCAACCGCTTCCGATTGGTAGAAGAATGAATCAATCAGCTTCAAGGTGCTCATGTCGTACACAAATATCTCGACAGGTGTTGCCATCGTGTAGATGTCAATCTTGAAACTTGACAAGTAGAAATTAAGAAAGCTTGTTGTATTCGGGTCAATGGTTACTCTTATCCCCGTGTACTTGCCTGCGCCCACCGCTAAATCAACATTGCTTGCGTTGGTTACTACTTGCCCAATGCGCTTGCTATCTACAACCGTGTCAGCCTTCATCATCGGACTTAAGCGGCTTAAGATATCAGTCGACATCTTGCGCCATGCGAATGCTCTCTTTGCTTCAAAGAGCTCAACTCCGCTGTTGTATTGGTCAGTGATTAACTGCCCGAGTAAAGTTTGATTAATGCCGAGGTCGTCAATGTAGAGGCCTGTCGTTGGCTCTGGTCTATCGCAACCTTGTAAGCCGAGTAAAGATTCGTAGCACATTGGCTGTCTTATTTTTCACAAAGATAAATAAAAAAGGAGAGGCTTGCACC